GCAGTCGAGCGAAACAGTGAAGACTTCTTCGCTGGCCGGCGTGTAGGCAGCGCGGGCTTCGATCAGTGCTCGGATGTCGGTGCCGCTGGCGAGCTTGATGCTCTGGTCGTTGCCCTTGACGGGCGTGCCGAAACCTGCCGCGCCATCGGTGAAAGCCCGGTCGATGGTCACGTCCCACGCGCCGAGGTAGTCGCCAGCGCCAGACACAGAGAAGGCGCCGTTGTCTCCGTTTGTCACGGTCTCAGGCGGGGAGCGGAACAGATGCACGCGGAAGCTCGCGTTGGTGACACTGGTCCCGCTCTTGTGCAGCTTGAGCCGGCGGATCATCGCGCTGCCGGCAGCCACGCGAGCCACGGTGAGCGCCGGGGCGACGACGCTGTCGGCTGTCGTCGAATTGGCGACCAGATCGCCAACGGCGTAGGCTGTGGTGTCTGCCGGGCGCGTGAAACTCGCACTCGGGTTGGCCACGTAGCCGCCGGTCGAGAACGTCGCATCCGATGCCGGCGCGACGCTCAGGCTGTTGGCGGCGGTCTTGATGCCGAGGGTGGCCGGCAACTTGCCAGACATCGCGCCGATATCGGAAATCATCGTGCTCTGCAGCGCAGCCGTCGCGGCCCCCGCCGGCAGAGGCAGTGATGCAGCCGACACAGGCTGCGTCGCTTGCCAGAACGTGCCGGAGACAGGCACCGGGGTCGCACGCAGCTCGGCGTCGGTCAGCCCGGCCCAGCTGAACGACACAGGCTGCGTCGCTTGCCAGAACGTGCCGGAGACAGGCACAGGGGTCGCACGCAGCTCGGCGTCGGTCAGCCCGACCCACGTGAACGCGACCGGCAGCCCGTTGCCAGGAGCAACATCGCCGGAGTTGACACCGTCCGGGCCGTGGATCAGCTTGACGCGTTGGTACTGGACGCCGCCGATTTCGTCAGCAGCGGCGATAGTGCCAGTGCCAGGCAAGGTGACGTTATCAGCCATGATGTGTGTACCTCTGGACACGGTATTCGAGCGTGCCTCTGATGACGACGCGGGCTTGGGGTTCTGCGATGTCCACGTGTTCAGCCTTTCGTGTGTGCAGTGCACTCATGCGTCGTCTTCCACCTGCGCCGGCGCAGGCACGTCGAGACCATGTTTCAAAGCCAGCCGCTGGCGGATGTAGGCGGCCACCGCCTCCACGGCATCGCGGGCCTTGCCGTCCAGGGCCGGGCGCAGGTACGGCTTGGGCTGCGCGCCCGGGTGCGCCACGGTGTGGACCGGCCGGCCCCCCTTGATGGCCAGGGCGCCGGCGGTGGCGGCGGTGATGCTGTGCGCCTTGGTGCCGTACTCGACCCACCGCGCGTAGTACGCATCGCCGGTCCCCTTGACCTTGCCGCCGCCGGCGCGCACGCTGGCGGTAACGGTGCCGCGGCGGAGCTTGATGCGCACGCGGATGGAGTCGCGCAGCAGGCCTTCATAGCCCCCGTACAGGCGCACGTTCTCCGCGTTGGGCGGGGAGACCGGCACCAGCCGCTTGGCCTCGGCCTGGATCACCTTCGCGCCTGCACGCATGGCGCCGCGCATGATGTTCGCCTCGACCTTGGCCGGCAGCTGGTCGAGCGCCGCTTGCAGCGCGGCCAGTCCCTTGACTTGCACGTCACTGCTCATGGGCCCACTCCTGACATGCCATCTCGAGCCACTGAGCGCGGCCCACCTCGGCCACGCCGGTGATCTGCAGCAGCCGCGCGCCGTGGCGCACGCGGTCGCGGGTGGTGATGTCGCCACGCCAGCGGATGCGCACCCTGGTCGGCCGGTTGTAGGCGGCCATGGATGCGGCCTGGCCAGGGTTGCCGCCGGGCTCGACGCTGCTCTCCACCACCTGCGCCCACTCGGTGGCGATAGCGGCCCAGGTGCGCACCTGCGCGCCGAAGGTGGGTTCGCGCGTCACGGTGGCCCGTTCGATGGTGACCTGGCGGTCCAGGCTGCCGGAGTGGATCTGCGCGGCCATGTCAGACCGTCAACCCGTAGTAGCGGCACGCTGCGCCGAAGGGCAGCACCTGCAGCGTGCCTGCGGTACGGTCGGCACCCAGTGCCTGCGCCCAGGTCACCAGGTCGCTGTTCAGGATCTCCAGCGAGCCGGCGCCGCTGGCCACGGACCGGTGGCCGGTGATGATGCCCCACTCGCCGCGCGCCTTGGCCCGCGTGGCCACCGCCGTCAGGCTGGCTGCGTTGTCGGTGCTGGTCCACAGCAGCGCACCGGACACCGAGTACAAGTCCACTTCGCCTGGGCGCGTCATCGACTGCAGGCGCTGCTGCGCGCCTTGCGCCCAGCTGCCGCGCCTGACCGCCTGGACGCCGGCAGCCTGGTACGCCGCGGTGACGATGGCCTGCCTGGCCGCCGACACGTTGGTGTTGTACGGGTTCATGGTACCGCCGTGCACGGCATACCCGATGCCCCGCGTCCACCCCTGCGCCTGCATCAGGGCCGCGTTGGCCACCAGGTCGGCCGTGATACTGGCGGCGTCCGGCCAATCCGTGGCGTCGCGGTAACCGACACCGGTCTTCGGGTCATAGGCCCAGGTGATGATTTCATGCCCCGCCCCATAGGCGCGGTCCAGTTGCGCCGTGGTCATGCGGCCGGCCTGGCCGATCTGGTTGCCCTGGATGGCGAGCGAACACAGCAACCCATTGGCCTCCAACGCCGGCAGGATGTGGTCGTGCTGGCTGATGTATTGCGCATCGAGCACGATGGACACGACAGGCGCGCGGCTGCCATTGAGCCGCAGCTCGCCGATCCAGACTTTCTCGCCTGGCACGCTGTTCATGAACGTCACGCGCACCCTGTTCACGGTGACAGAGTCCAGGTCGGAGGTGTTGGTCGGCGGGTTCGTGCCGGCGAATGTCCATCCCTGATCGGCAGCGCCGGCGGCCATGCTGATGACGTGCGTGGCGCCGGTGCGCAGCTCGGTGCCGTCGAGCGCCCGCAGCGATGCACCGATGCGCCACTGGCTGGTGCCGGTGGCGTCGTTCCAGAACCAGAGCTGCAGGCTGTTCGTCGAGCCGGCCCAGGCCACGTTGTTGCTGCTGAACCGCACGGGGATCTGCAGCGCCAGCATCTGCGCCAGGCTCACAGGCGTGTTGAAGACGAAGTTGGCAGCAAACTGGCCGCCGGCACCTTGCGTGCATCGCAACATGGGCAGGCCGTCGCACAGCACCAGCGGGTCGAGCTCCACCGCCTCGCCACTGTTGACGCTGACCAGCGCCAGCGTGCCGCTGGTGGGCTGCCAGTCGCAGATCGACTGCCCCTTGATGATGGTGTCCTCGCCCGGCGGCGGTGGCGGTGGCGGCGGCGGCGGCGGCGGTGGCGGCGGCGGTGGCGGTGGCGGCGGCGGTGGCGGCGGTGGCGGCGGTGGCGGCGGCGGCGGCGGCGGTGGCGGCGGGACACTCGGGGTGGTGGCGCCGACGGTGTTGATCTCCTGCACGAACCCGACGCCGGCCGTGTACACCCGAGCAGCATCGAGCAGGTGAGACAGGTGCATGGGCACGGCGGTGCCGTTGGCTGCCACCGCCTGCGGGTTGTCCACCCAGAACGCCACGCAGGCCTTGATGAACAGCTTGATGGCCTCCGGCACGCCGCTGGCAGTGGCGGCGCCGGCGGTCACGTCGACGCGCACACGCGCACCCACCGGCAGCTCGCCCAGCGTGGGCCAGGAGGTGCCGGCCGCCGGTGCCAGCACGGTGCCGCTGCCCATGTCGGCATACACGAAGGCGCCGCCGGCCAGCGTGGCCCAGGCGCTGCCGGTCCAGTAGCTGATGACGCACGCCGTGGGCTCCACCACCGGCAGCATCTCGTCGCTGGCCGGCCAGTCGCGCAGGCCCGCCCGCCGGGTCTGCGCGATCAGCCAGCGCCCGGTGTCCTGCTCGGCCAGCTCGCGCGCCGCCGTGATGAGCGCAGGCAGCAGCGCGTCGAACGCCGTGCTGCTGATGCGCGCGGCGAGCTTGGCTTCCTCGAGCGTCACGGGCTCGACAGCGGGCAGAGTGATCAGGCGCATGGATGTGGTTGGCCGCAGGTGTGGCTCAGACCGTGACGCCGTAGTACCGGCACGCCTCGCCGAACGGCATCACCTGCAGGGTGCCGTCGTTGTGGTCGGCGCCCAGCGTTTGCGCCCAGGTCAGCAGATCGCTGTTCAGGATCTCCAGCGAGCCGGCGCCGCTGACCACGGACCGGTGGCCGGTGATGATCCCCCACTCGCCGCGCGCCTTGGCCCGCGTGGCCACCGCGGTCAGGCTGGCCGCGTTGTCGGTGTTGGTCCACTGCAAGGCACCCGACACGGAGTACGGGTGCACTTCTGCCGGGCGCGCCACCGACTGCAGGCGCTGCAGCGCGCCTTGCGCCCAGCTGCCGCGCCTGATGGCCTTGATGTTGGCGCCTTCGTACCCCTGGGTGACGATGGCCTGCCTGGCCGCCGTCACGTTGGTGTTGTACGGGTTCATGGTACCGCCGTGCACGGCGTACCCGATACCTCGTACCCACCCCTGCGAGTTGATCAGGTTCGCATTGGCCACCAGGTCGGCTGTGATACTGGCGGCGTCCGGCCAATCCGTGGCGTCGCGGTAACCGGCGCCAGTTTTCGGGTCATAGCCCCATGAAATGATTTCATGCCCGGCCCCATAGGCGCGATGCAACTGTTCGAGCGACATCCGGCCGCCTTGGCCGATCTGATTGCCCTGGATGGCCAGCGAGCAGCGCAACCCATACGCTTCCAGCGCCGGCAGGATGTAGTCGTGCTGGCTGATGTATTGCCCGTCGAGCACGACAGACACCACCGGAGCGCGCCGGCCGTTGGCACGCAATTCGCCGATCCACACCTTTTCGCCAGCCACGATATTGGCGAACGTCACGCGCAATCTGTTCACGGTCACGACGTCCAGACTCGAAGTATTGGTCGGCGGGTTCGTGCCACCGAACGTCCATCCCTGATCGGCAGCGCCGGCGGCCATGCTGATGACGTGCGTGGCGCCAGGGCGCAACTCGGTGCCGTCGAGCGCCCGCAGCGATGCGCCGATGCGCCACTGGCTGGTGCCCGTGGCGTCGTTCCAGAA